GGGAGACAACCCATGGCAATGATGAAGAAGGGCCACCAGATGGCCAGCAAGATGGCTGCCAAGCCCGGCAAGGTCGGTGAAAAGAAGAAGCGCTCCAGCGAGACCCCGCAGATGATGTCTGCCGCTCGCTATGAAAAGGGCAGCAAGAACCGCACGAAGTCCGGCTAATGGCTACCAGCCTCTCTGTCGGACGCGGCGAAAAGCTTCCCGTCTCCAAAGGGGCTGGCCTGACCGCCAAAGGACGGGCCAAGATGAACCGGGAGACCGGCAGTCATCTGAAGGCCCCAGCTCCACACCCAAAGACGGAAGCGGACAAGGGTCGCAAGGCCTCGTTCTGTGCCCGTATGGGTGGTGTGGCCGCCAAGGCCAAGGACGGCGAACGTGCCAGAGCAAGCTTACGTAGGTGGAACTGCAAATGAGCAAGCCGGGTCTGTACTCCAACATCAACGCCAAGAAGAAGCGGATTGCCGCCGGATCTGTCGAACACATGCGCAAGCCCGGCGCTAAGGGTGCTCCCACAGCCTCGGCATTTAAGCAGTCTGCCAAGACCGCTAAAGGCAAATGACATGCCTCTCAAGAAAGGTTCCAGCCGCAAGACCATCTCCAAGAACATCAGCGAAATGGTCCACGCCGGCTACCCTCAGAAGCAGGCTGTGGCCGCCAGCTTGACCTCTGCCCGAAAGGGCAAGAAGAAGCGCAAGTGAACGAGGACATCAGTTCTGGATTCACGGACGCCCAGCTGGAGGCCATCTACAAGGCCTTTATCGGAATCAGCCACGTGGAAGCGCTCAGAAAGGTCTTTGAGGCAGGCATCCTTGAAGGGATTTTCCGTGTTGCAAACGCGACACCGTAAGTCGCATACGGACAAACAGTTGCATGGCTAAACGAACGGTTAAAGCTGTCGGTGGACAACTTGAAAACGACAACGCTCACAAGGGCGCTCGTTTTCGTTCGGCTGTGGCCCGTGCACTGGCGCGAAAAGGTGGCACCATCGACCGCGGACTGGACATTCTGTGCGACAAACTGGTGGGTGCAGCTGCTGAGGGCGAGCAGTGGGCTCTCCAGATGGTTGCCGAGCGCATCGAGGGCAAGGCGGCTCAGACGGTCTACGTCGGCGAGGCGCCAGAGCAGATTCAGGGACCCGACCATGACGAACTCACAGTCCGGCTCGCTCGCGCCCTCATCGGACGCGCTAGCGGCTCAGATTCAAGCTCTACCGTTCAGTAGTCTGCTGACGGCGTGGGACGCTCTGGACAACCGGGGCCGGGACCGTGCGTCCATGCGTTGGCTAGCAACGGTCGACAGGTACTACTTGCTTGTGAAGCTGCTGGGCCGGACTGATGCCTGGCACCCGTGGCTCTACGCCCGCTGCCGGGAGGTGGAGGCCAACCCCAACGGCCACCTTGATCTGTGGGCCCGCGAGCACTACAAGTCCACCATCATCACCTTTGCCGGCATCATTCAGGAGATCCTGAAAGACCCGGAAATAACGGTTGGCATCTTCAGCCACACCAAACCCATCGCCAAGGCCTTCCTCGCGCAGATTAAACGCGAGTTCGAGGGCAATCAGCTGCTGCAAAGCCTGTTCCCCGACATCCTCCACGCCAAGCCAAGTCAGGAAGCCACAGCCTGGTCATTGGACGGCGGCATTATCGTCAAGCGGAAGTCCAACCCGAAGGAGGCCACGGTCGAGGCCCACGGACTGGTGGACGGCCAGCCGACCAGCCGGCACTTCCAGTTACGGGTCTACGACGACGTCGTGACGCTTGAGTCCGTCTCTACGCCCGAGCAGATCACCAAGACCACCGAGGCGTGGTCGGTTTCGGACAACCTAGGGACGGCCGGCGGCAGAATGTGGCACATCGGCACCCGATACAATTTTGCCGACACCTACGCCCACATTATGGGCACCGGTGCGGTAAAACCCCGTACCTACCCAGCCACGGCCGACGGCACGAAGGACGGCCGCCCGGTCCTGTTTGACCAGGCTGAATGGGACCGACGCGTACAGACGCAGCTCGAGTCGACCATCGCCACGCAGATGCTCCAGAACCCACTGGCCGGCAGCCAGCGCTGGTTCGACCCAGACGACCTCCAGATCTACGAGTGGCGACCAGAGTCCCTCATGGTCTACCTGATGATTGACCCGGCTCGGTCCAAGAAGAAAGGCTCGGCCAACACTGCCATGGCCGTCGTGGGCATCGACTGGAACGGAAACAAATACCTGCTGGACGGCTACGACCACAAGATGGACCTGCTCGAGCGCTGGACCGGCATGCGGGACCTGTGGAAAAAGTGGCGGGTGGCGCCCGGCGTGGTCGGCGTAAAGGTTGGCTACGAGCGCTACGGCGCCATAGCGGACATGGACTACTTCCATGAGCGCATCCGGGTGGAGAACGTGTCTGGCCTCGACATCGAAGAGCTTGAGTGGCCGTCGGAAGGCCCCGGTTCAAAGGACGACCGCGTCCAGCGCCTGCTGCCAGACATCCGCGGCCATTCGTTCTTTCTGCCGTATGAGCCCGAGGACGGCGAGCCAGACCATACGCCTGGTCAACGCCGAATGATGGCCGACGGCTACGACTACCGGATTGCCCGACCCATCGTCCAGCGGGACGAGAACGGGCAGCTCTACAACTTGGCGGACCGGTTCCGCATGCAAGTGGGTTATTATCCGTTTGCCGGGCTGAAGGACCTCATCGACGCGGTCAGCCGCATCTATGACATGGACCCCCGCCCGCCTGAGTTCATCGACAACAGCATTCTGGAACCGGACATTCTGTGAGACAGGACCTGACCGACAAGCAAATCCGTGACCTGTGCAACACGCTCGACCGCGTGGCATCGGGCCGTGGGTTCATCACCAACGTCGAGGCGGGACAGGTCCGCAGGCTGGCCGGCGAGCTGCAAGAGCACCGCAGCCGGCAGGCCGTGGTTCACCAGCTGCACGAGATTGAGGGGCAATACTGATGGCACGTAATACCGTTCCGCCTGACCTTGGCCTGCCAGTTACCTGGCGCAGTTTCAGCTTCAAGGACATGGTCATCCGGGCATGGGGCTCGGAATACTCCGCCCCTGACCACGGCGTCTACGAGTGGTCCAACGGCCGGCGCTTTGACAGCACTGACCGCGGCACCACCGGCATCTACCGTCAACCGAAGCCAAACCCATGAACATACCCATCGACAAGCAAGCCCACTTTTGGTGGGGCATGGCCATGGCCGGCGTCACCTTCCCGCTGGGGTTCTGGACGGCACTGTTCGTGTCCTGTTTCCTCGGCGGCGCCAAGGAAGTTTGGGACCGCCAAGGCCACGGCACACCAGATCCGAAGGACTTTGCGGCCACTGCCTTGGGCGGACTGGTCGGCTGTCTTGCCCTGGTTGCCATCACCACGGTGTCGCCAACATGCATGTGATGGAACACGGCGACGTCGAAGAGGCATCGCAGCTTAAGCTGGCCACGGACGTTGGTGAGGCGCTGAACAAGGCGTACCCGAACCACCCGTGGGTGATTGGCTTTCAGGGCGGTGGCATCGTGGTGCGCCATCTGGCCATTGCCGGCGCTGTGGCTGAGGTTCTGGGCAAGGAAGGCTTTGCCTCCCTGCTGCCGAAGCACAAGCTCGGGACGCCAACCGAAATCCGGTCGAGCGCTATCGAATTCGGGGGGCAACTGCTCGAGGCATTTGACCTGCCTCGAGGCGCGTGGGATGGACGGCCGGCGACGGTCCCGACCGCGTGGCGATGGAAACAAACGAGTAACTTCCAGTGACCGAATCAACCAACTTCCGCCCGCAGCCTCCCTCCATCCGAGACCCAGCGGCCATGGACGCTGAGCTGTGGTATGCCGGCGACGAGGTCGAGCAGGACGGGATGGACCCCGAGCAGTCTCAGGCGGAGGACGATGAGTTCGACCCCAACGAGCCCAACTGGCGCCGTCGGGCTCAGGACGCTTTCCGGTTCAGCACCACGTTCATCGACTCAAACTACCGGCGCCAGTGGGAAGACTCCATCAAGGCGTTCAACAACCAGCACCCGGGCGACAGCAAGTACAACGCCGAAATCTTCCGCAAGCGGTCCAACATCTTTGTCCCCAAAACCCGCGCCATCATCCGCAAGAACGAGGCAGCAGCCGCGGCAGCATTCTTCAGCAACCTTGACCGCATCTCTGTCAGCCCCGTGAACGGGAACGACGAGGTCGAGCGGGTGTCCGCCGACGTCATGCAGCAGCTGCTCCAGTACCGCCTGACCAAGTCCATCCCGTGGTTCCAGATTGCCATGGGTGGTCTTCAGGACGCGCAGGTACAGGGCGCGGCCATTGCCCACTGCCATTGGCGCTACTCCATGCGCAAGGACGCCAAGGGCAAGCTGGTGCGGTCTGACGACAAGCCCGTGGTCGACTTGGTCCCCATCGAAAACTTCCGGTTCGACCCGTCGGCCCACTGGACCGACCCGGTCAACACGAGCCCGTACCTCATCCACGTGATTCCGATGTACGTCGTGGACGTCCGTCAGCGCATGGAGCGCCCGGACCCCAAGGGCCGGCAATGGAAGAAGTATCCCGACAGCCAGCTGGTGGCGCGGGACGCCGACGACTCAACCAGGCGTGTTCGGGTGCAGGGCCAGCAGGACCCGGCCATGGAGCGGCGCACGGTGTCGGACTACGACATCTGCTGGATCCATCGGCACATCCACCGCTGGAACGGCACGGACTATACCTTCTACACCATCGGCTCAGACAAGATGCTGACCGAGCCCGAGCCGCTGGACGCGACCGTGTTCCACGGCAAGCGCCCCTACGTCATGGGCGTGGCCAGCATTGAGACCCACAAGCCCATCCCGTCCAGCATCCCGGTCATGGTGAAGGGGCTGCAAGACGAAATAAACGAAATCAAGAACTCCCGCCTCGACAACGTGAAGTTCGTCCTGAACAAGGGTTACTTCGCCAAGCGTGGCAAGAACGTCGACCTGCCGGCACTGGTGCGCAACGTACCAGGGCGAGTGGTCCTGATGGACGACCCAGCCACCGACGTTGTCGAGAACAATTGGCCAGACGTCACCGCCTCGAGCTATGCCGAGGAGGACCGGAACACCCAGAACTTTGACGAGCTGGTGGGCAACTTCTCGGCAGCTTCGGTGCAGGTCAATCGGTCCGCCCGCGAGCCCGCCCGGGCCATGACGCTGTTGCAGGCGCCGGCCAACCTGCTGACCGACTATATGCTGATGACGTACTCCGAGACGTTCATTGCCCCCATCCTCCGGCAACTTGTGCTACTGGAGCAGCACTACGAGACGGACCAGACGGTACTTGAGCTGGCCGGCAAGAAGAGCAAGCAGTTCCAGAAGTTTGGCATGGACCGCATCACGGACGACATGCTTGAGCGCGAAATGACGGTCAATGTGAACGTCGGCATGGGCAACACGGACCCCGTGACCAAGATGCAGAAGTTCATTGTGGGCATCAGCTCGTTCCAGAAACTGGCCATCCGACCGCCTCCGGGCGTCAATCTCGAGGAAGTGTTCAAGGAGATTATGGCCCTGTCCGGCTACTCCGACGGCGAGCGCTTTACCATGGGCAACAGCCCGGAGACGGCCGCCCAGCAGCAGCAGATTCAGATGCTCCAGCAGAAGATTCAGCAGCTGCTCAACGAGCGCAAGGACAAGTCCGAGGCCAATGCAGTCAAGCGGGAGGTGGCCACACAGGACAACATCGTCAAGCTCCTGCTGGCCGACAAGGAAGACCGGCACGAGAACATCAAGCTGTACGCTGCCAATCTGGCTGCCAAGGACCAAGCGGCGCATTCCCAGCAGATGCGCCAACCGGGTGCTCCCGGTGGTGCTCCCGGCGCTCCCGGTGGCGCTCCACAGCCCGTTCAGCCCGGCATGCAGGCAGGCATACCCCAAGGCATGCGTAACCCGACACAGGCCCAGCAGATGCCGCAACAGGGGATGCCCGCCTAATGCCCCGCGTACTCAATGCCGACGATCCGCTGGTCTCAACCTCCGTGTTTGGAAAACAGGTCGAGGAGTTCCTCACCTCTGACCTGGGCGACTTCCTGCTCAAGCAGGCACGGTTGCAGGAAGAGGCCGCGGTTGAGGAACTGGTTGAGGCTGCCGGCACGAAGACGCAGGTCGAGCTGCTCGAGATTCGGGCGCGGGTCTGGCAGGCGAGGAAATTCCAAGAGTGGCTGGGCCGAGCTGTTGAGAACGGCCTGCAAGCCCTCGAAATGCTGAAGGAGGAGGAGTGATGGCTGAGGAAATGAGTGATGACCAGGCACGAGCCCAGCGCGAGCGCGAAGCCCGTGAAGCCAACCAAAAACGCAATGCCGAGCGGCTTGACCGCCTGAACAACATTGCCAACCAGGCTGACGAGAAGAAGTCCGCCGACGGCATGGAGGACCTCAGTGACGAGGCATGGCAGGAGCCCCGCGGTGGCCGCCGGCCACAGGACAACCAGCGTCCCGAACGGGAAGAGGAGTCCGACGACTCCGTAGTGGCTGGTGCCGAGCAGGCCGACCGCAACCTCGACGAGGCCCGGGCTGCCGGCGCTGA